TATACGCCTCTTATAGTCTTCTGCAAGATCAAGGGCTGACTCAATGCTCTTTGGATCAACGCCATACAGGTCAATAATCTCCTGTGCTGCACTGTCCACCACGTACTGATAGTGCCAACGATTACCACCCTTCAGATACCTGCGCTTATAAGCAACAGCAAAGATAGGCTCAACACCTGTCGATGTTCCTGCAAGAATACCTATTGATCCAGTTGGAGCAATAGCTCTATTAGCGACAGGATGACTACAGCCAAGAGTATCAGCAAAGCTGGAGCTAACGTGATCACTAACCCCTTTATAAACCGATAACCACTTGTGAAGTCCTTCGGTAACTTCATACTTCTCTCCTCCCTTGATAAGCCATTCATGCATACCCATAAGACCAAGACCAAGCCTACGGTTCTTCTCACGGGTTTCATAAACTTTATCGTAGGGCAGCTTGGCTCGTAGTGTTCCGCATAGCAGAAACTTAGTTGCAAGTTCTACTACATCTGCGAACTCTTTCAGATCGTCAATGCGCCCCATATTAACAGAGCCAAGATTGCACACGTCAGAATCATCTTCAGATGTAACCTCCGTGCAAGCATTACGCAGCGTCTCCTTTTCCCTGTCAAAGAAATTAAACGAAAAGCCCGGTTCTGCACTTCTAAGAGCTTGACGTACATTAGTCCTAAAGACATCTCCTGTATCTCCTGTCTTCCAATAATTAAGTAGCCACTCTGTGTCATAGTTAACGCTGATGTTTGTCATATCCAACGGTGCAACAAAGTTAAAGTCTTGTTCTTTTACTTGACCAATAGAGAAACCTGTCTCACCCACTGGCATATCATACCAGTTTTTACTAGCAAGAAACTTATCTACATCGGCATGTTTCCAGTTAAGGCTAGCATAGATAGCAGACCTACGACTACCACCTTGCATAACTCTTCGTCCAATCTCATTGATCATCTGCATCTTTGGTATAGGACCAGAGGCAAGACCACCTGTACCATTGAGGATACGTCCTTCCTCACGGTATACAGAATAATCTATACCAATACCACCTCCTGTCATAAGGCAGGACTCTGACTTCCAAGAAATGTTAGCCCAATCTTCTCTGGTATCTTCTTCTGCTTTGAGCAAGTAGCAGTTGTTAAAAAACTTATTCTCACGTCCTGCATAATAAAGATAACGACCACCGGGAATAAATTTCAGATCAGTAATCATACGTTTTAATTCATCTTTATCATCTTTACTTAGATAGTCTTGACATACATCATCTACCAAAACTGATGACAGTGCATCCCATGTCTCGCACCCATGATGGGCATACTTATGTTTAAAAATGTCTTCGCTAAACTTAGAGCGAAACATAGGATTCTCGTTTGATCTGAATTGTGCCATATTATTCCCCTTCTCCATAATCTAATTCTAATATTAACTGTGCATAATGTATTACTTTTTCAATATCTTTACGGCCTTCTCCTTTTTTTCTATGCCTAGTAATATACTTAACTACATTTCCCTCAAAGTAATCTAGTTTGTTTTTGTGAATATATTCAACAGGTTGTATCTTACAATCTTTGTAGTGTTCTCCACCTACCTGTTTTGTTGAAGCTCTTTCTTCTTTCATGCGTCTAAGATAGTATTTATAATTACTTTCATTCGTCAAAGAATCTGATAATTCTTTTTCTAACATTTCTATTTCCTTTTTGATTGACAACAGAAGAAGCAAAGACACGGACAAAAGAAGGATTTACTCCTGCATTATCACAGATTTCTTCAAAATCTTTTGCTGTTTCTCCTTGTGTAGTAAAAAACCAAGCGTGTGCATTATCTCTAGTGATTGAGATACTTGTATCAGTTACAGATGTATTAAGCTTTGTAAGATCCATCAAAGCTTGAACAATAACTGATGTATATAATTTACGATACTTTTTTTCTAGTGCGTCATCGCCCATGTTTTTCCTACTTTATAGTCACAATCTAATTTACATTTCATATTTAGTGTCTGTGTTGTTAAGTCAATAGCTTCTTTTGTAATCGTACAAAAACGATTAACATCTTTATTTAGCACTTCAAATTGATACTCATCGTGTATCGATGCTACAAGTTTTGCATCTATACCAGACATATTAATTTTCTTTATAATATGTATCAACCATTTCTTACATACAATAGCTCCTGCTCCTTGAAGTAAAGTATTAAGGGCAGCATGTTCAGATCTTATTTTTAAATATCTACCATCAAGACCTTTAACTTTTCCACTTTCGGCTTCTTGTTGTACTCTTGTTCTTAGTTCTTTTAGGTCTGGTAAATTATCTAAAAAAGTATTAACTAACTTTTGACCTTTTTGTGCATTACCTCCCACAATTTTACCTATCTTAGCTGCTCCTGCTCCATAAAGAAAAGCATAGATAAAAGTTTTCGCCTGATCTCTATCAGTAAGACCAGCCAACTTCATATTGGCTGTGTGTATGTCTCCATCCAAAACTTCTTCTATGTATTTTTTATTACCCATATAATGAGCAAGACATCTAAGTTCCAAACCAGAAGCATCAGTACCTACTAATGAATATTTATTAGTATCTTCTACTGTCCATAGATCTCTACACTCTTTTCCATAGGGGCTATAAACAGCAGGTACTTGCGCCATATTAGGGCTATGGTGTGCCATCCTTCCTGTAATAGTTTTTAGTGTGAGAACTCTACCTCGTACTCTTTCATCTTCTTCACATTGCTTTATCCATGCTTTCAACAATCCAGTTCTTTTTTGTAGTAGAAAAAAGCGACTAAACATTTTAGCTTCCGGCATGTCAATTTCATTTAAAATCTTTTCATTAACAATGATATTACCTTTATCAGTATATTGGCTTGGCTCCCATCCTTTTTGTTGTAAACGTTCTGCTATTTGTTTTCTACTTGCTATATTAAAAGGTATGTATTTAACTTTAGTTTTTAATTGTATCTCCGTTGGAGGAAATATTTCTTGAGCTTCTCCTTCAAGCTTTCTTTCTTCCTGCTCTAGTTGAGAAAGCAGAATTATAGCTTCTCTTAATTTAAATGCAAAACCATTCTTCTGCTGCTGATCTATTATAGTTCGTATATTATGTTCTAGTCTTATAGATTTTTGTGAAAAATCTTTACCTTCTTTCTCCAAGTAATGTGCAACTTTCCAAGTAAGTTCCGCATCACGGATACAGTATTCCAACATGTCTTTACTGTAAGAAGCAAACTCATTAAAGTCTCCTTTGTTATAGTTCAAACGATTACCCCAAGATTCTAAGGAGTGACCATCTTCTCTAATAGAATTAAAAAGCTGTGACTCTATTAAAGTATCCCTGACTTGAGATACTTTTATGTTACAGCCTAAAAGTCTATTAAGAATAGGGGCATCAAAAGATACCCCATTGTGCATAATAAATTGATCTATTTTTTTAGACCATTCAGGAAACTTCTTACATTCATCAAGTGACCATGTTTTTATTTCTCCTGTATCATAATCTTTTGAAACAATGCAATGTATCTTTGTTGCATTTAGCGAATCAGTTTCAATATCTATGATAGCTTTCATTACATATCTACTAGCCTAGCATCCTCTACATTAATATGAAAATAGTTTTCATTTCTTGTATTAGGACCATAAGCTTTTTTAATTTCACTTTCTGCAACTGTCTTTCCTGAAATATGCCATGCTTGTTTACAGTCATTTCTAAATACGACAAATGTTAGTTTATCATTTGGAAACTCTTTTTGCCAACGATCAATTAATTTTTTCTTTCTAAAGGGTATACGTATATCTTTCCAATGTTCGGGCCACTCACCTTTCCAAGAATATTTTATTTCAACTTCATAAAAGTATTCTCTTGGTTTAATTGTTGAAACATCATGATCAATTTTATTACATACTAAATCAAACGACATTGTTTCTCTGTCGTCTATGTTTACATACCCATTTAAGTTTAGCCATTTTATCATGGCTTTTTTAGCAGGGGGATCTGACTGATTATATAAATCTTTATCAAAGGGTTTGGTCGTATTCATCGTCTTCTCCTTCTTCATTACGATCTATCTCAGTCATCCTACCTGTTTCACTATCATAATGCAAGTAGGCAGCTATACCAGTATCTCCGGTATACCTATTCTTTAGTACACGTAATACAGTTGTGTTTGCTTCGATAGGATCATCAGCTTGCTGATTACGTTCTAAAGCTATTACCGAATCAGATAGATGTGCAATAGCTGCTGAACCACGTAGATGAGACAGAGATACTTCTCTACCATCTTCATGACCACGATCACCCATTGGCCTTCTTAGGTGGCTTACCAACAATAAAGATATACCTGTTTCTTCAACTAAAGATCTTAGCTTAGTCATTAGTATGTCAATGGACTTACGTTCATCTCCGTTGTCTTCCTGACCAGATACTAGGATAGATAAGTGATCTAATATTACCCACTTTGTATCCATAGCTTTAGCCATGAAGCGAACACGATTTAAAATTTCATCGTTACTAACACTACCAAAGTGATCAAAAGCAAAAAACCTATTAGTTCCTGTGGTTTTATCACGCCATTCTCTTAAATCATTTAAACTATGTTGATCTCTAATCTCTTTAATATAAAGTCTAGCATTAGCTTCAACAGACATTAGATGAAATATCGTATTCCTTACACTCTCTTCTAAAGCAAAGAAGCCAATATTATCTTTAGTATTCTTTAATAGATGGTGAGCAAGCTCTCTAATAATACTTGACTTACCCATACCAGCGCCAGATGTAAAGCATACAAGCTCTCCAGTACGGATACCATACGTTTTCTTATTCAACCCTTCCCAAGGATATGGGCAAGTATCACAGTAATCTTCTTCAAAGAGTTCATCACCAAAAGAACCAAGGTTAATAATACCAGCAGGAGTATATGGCTCTGCATTCCACCATGCTTTAGTAAATCTTTCTCGCTGATTTAGTTTAAGATATTCATTAGGATCTTTAAGATCTAAATTAACAATGCGACATTTATTAGGTTCAAATATCTTAGCTACATCTTGG